ACAGAGTTAGATTTATTAGAAAAAGCTAGACAACACGTAAATCAATACAGCTACCGTGAAGTAGCAAACTGGTTAGTCACTAATAGTGGTAGAACCATATCTCATGTAGGATTAAGGAAACGGTTACAGAATGAGCGACAGCGTAAGAACCAAGTTGCAAGCATCCGCAAGTGGGCAGAATATGCGGAAAAGGCAATCGCCAAAGCGAAAGCCCTTGAAGAAGAAAGAACAGGTTCAAAAGCCTAAGATTATTGAGGACGTTTCATACGAAACAGAGTTTGCAGAAGAACACGCTAATGTGTTATTTAAACCAAACGAAGGACCTCAAACTGACTTTCTAGCTGCAGGGGAACGTGAAGTACTCTACGGTGGTTCAGCAGGTGGTGGCAAGTCTTATGCCATGTTAGCAGACCCACTACGTTATATGGGGCATCCAGCATTTAGTGGATTGCTGTTACGACATACAACAGAAGAACTTCGTGAGCTTATCTTTAAGTCACAAGAGTTGTACCCAAAAATATGGCCGGGCATTAAATGGTCGGAAAGAAAGATGCAGTGGACTGCCCCATCTGGTGCGAGACTGTGGATGTCTTATCTTGATAGAGATGATGACGTTCTTCGCTATCAGGGTCTAGCGTTTAGCTGGATAGGCTTTGACGAGTTAACACAGTGGCAGTCACCTTATGCATGGAATTACATGCGTTCTCGTCTTAGGTCTACTGCACCTGACTTGCCTATCTTTATGAGGGCTACAACTAACCCCGGTGGAAGAGGTCACGCTTGGGTTAAGAAAATGTTTATTGACCCATCAGCATATGGAAGGGCATTTGATGCGACAGATATTGAAACAGGTGAAGTTCTCAAATATCCAGCAGGGCATAGCAAAGCTGGGAAGTCTCTTTTCAAAAGGCGGTTTATACCTGCTAGGTTATCTGATAACCCCTATCTCTCAGATGCTGGTGACTACGAAGCCATGCTCTTGTCGCTCCCAGAACAACAAAGAAGACAACTCTTGGACGGTGACTGGGATATTAAAGAAGGTGCAGCGTTCACAGAGTTTAATCGTGATATTCATGTTGTTGAACCTTTTAATATTCCTAGCAATTGGGTTAAGTTTAGAGCATGTGATTATGGGTATGGCTCTTACAGTGGTGTTGTATGGTTTGCTGTCGCACCGTCTGAGCAACTTATTGTGTATAGGGAACTGTATGTGTCAAAAGTGTTAGCTACTGACTTAGCTGACATGATACTAGACTTAGAGGCAGAAGATGGCAATATTAAGTATGGTGTGCTTGATAGTTCTCTTTGGCATAAGCGTGGCGATACTGGTCCTAGCCTTGCAGAGCAAATGATACAGAAGGGTTGCAGGTGGCGACCTTCAGACAGAAGCAGAGGTAGCCGTGTTTCTGGCAAGAATGAAATCCACAGGCGGCTACAAGTTGATGAATTTACGGAAGAGCCTAGACTTGTTTTCTTTAGTAGTTGCACGGACATTATCTCACAATTGCCATCATTGCCACTGGATAAAAAAAATCCAGAGGATATTGACACGAAAGCAGAAGACCACTTGTATGATGCGATGAGGTATGGTATAATGTCACGACCAAGGTTTAGTATATTTGACTATGACCCACATGGAAGACCGGGTGGTGGTATGCCAATAGCAGATTCAACATTTGGATATTAAGGATATTAAAATGGCAGAAGATGAAAATGTAATGATTGAAGATGATGCTATCTCACTAGAAGATGTAGATGATAGCAATGCTGAAGATGTGGATGTTTCTTCTATTATACCTTTTATTAAAGATAGATTTAAACGAGCAGAAGATTATAGATATCAAGATGAACAACGATGGTTAAAAGCCTATCGTAACTATCGTGGATTGTACGGACCTGACGTAGCTTTTACCGAATCTGAAAAGTCACGGGTCTTTATTAAAGTTACTAAAACAAAAACACTTGCGGCTTATGGTCAAATTGTTGATGTACTTTTTGCTAATAATAGATTTCCTCTATCTGTTGACCCTACTGAATTACCAGAAGGGGTTGTTGCAGATGTACACTTTGACCCACAAGAACCAGAACAATTGCGTGGTGATACTTCATTAAGTAGTCCATATGGATTTGCAGGTGATGGTAAAGACCTACCAGCAGGTGCTACAGAAAAGTCTCTTCAGGATATGCTTGGTGCTTTAAAGGGCAAATTAGAGGGCATAGACGGTCTTAAAGAGGGTGTGGGTAAGACACCTACCTCAGTGACCTTTAGCCCTGCTATGGTAGCCGCAAAGATGATGGAAAAGAAAATACATGACCAGCTAGAAGAATCAGGTGCAAGTAAACATCTTCGTAACTCTGCATTTGAAATGGCACTCTTTGGTACTGGTGTAATGAAAGGACCTTTTGCTGTTGACAAAGAATATCCTAACTGGAATGAGGATGGTGAGTATGACCCAGTTTTCAAAACAATGCCACAAGTTTCCCACGTTTCTGTATGGAATTTCTATCCTGACCCTGATGCCAATAATATGGATGAAGCGCAGTATGTTATTGAACGACACAAGATGTCAAGGTCGCAACTTCGGAATCTCAAAAAACGCCCGATGTTCAGAGCAAATGTAATTGATGAAGTAATACAGTTAGGTGAAAATTACACTAAAGAATATTGGGAAGACGATTTAGCTGACTATGCACCAGAACACGGTGTAGAAAGATTTGACGTATTAGAATACTGGGGTATGGTAGATACAGATGCTATGGAAGAAGCAGGTGTTGAAATACCAAAGGAACTAATGGAGTTAGATGAGCTACAAGCAAACGTGTGGATTTGTAATGGCAAGTTACTACGCATGGTTCTTAATCCATTTAAACCGTCTAAGATACCATATCATGCCTCACCTTATGAGTTGAACCCATACTCATTCTTTGGTGTAGGTATTGCTGAGAACATGGACGATACACAGACACTGATGAATGGCTTTATGCGTATGGCTGTTGACAATGCTGTATTATCTGGTAATCTTATTGTAGAAGTAGATGAAACAAACCTAGTGCCGGGTCAAGACTTATCGCTGTATCCGGGCAAGGTGTTCCGAAGACAAGGTGGCGCACCCGGTCAAGCTATCTTTGGTACAAAGTTTCCGAATGTATCTAGTGAGAACATGATGCTGTTTGATAAGGCTCGTGTACTTGCAGATGAAAGCACAGGTTTCCCATCATTTGCACATGGACAGACAGGTGTATCAGGAGTAGGTAGAACTGCTAGTGGTATATCAATGTTGATGAATGCCGCAGCTGGTGGTACAAAGACTGTTATAAAGAATGTAGATGATTATTTATTACGTCCTATAGGAGAAGGACTGTTTAGATTTAATATGCAGTTTGACTATGACCCACAAATAAAAGGCGACTTAGAGGTAAGAGCAAGAGGTACTGAAAGTCTTATGGCTAACGAAGTACGTAGTCAGAGATTGATGCAGTTCTTACAAGTAGCAAGCAATCCTTCTCTTGCACCATTTGCTAAGTTCCAATACATTATACGTGAGATTGCAAAGTCTATGGAGTTAGACCCCGACAAAGTTACTAACAATATGGATGAAGCCGCTATTCAGGCAGAACTTATGAAAGGCTTCCAACAAGAACAACCACAAGAACAAGGCGCACCAGCAGGAGCTAATCCGTTAGACCCAACAGGTGCTGGTGGTGGTAACATAGGAACAGGACAAGTACCTATTCCGGGCGAACAAGGATTTAGTGCAAATGGACAACAGCCGCAAGCAGACACTCAGCAACCTCAAAACGCTGGTCAACCACCCGAAGCAGTGGGAGGCATTCAGTAGTTATATAGAGTTGACTATTGAACAACATCAAAAACTTTTAGAACAAACAGACGATTCAGTACTAATACATAGACAACAGGGTGCAATAGCTGTATTGCGTAAACTTAAAATGCTGAGAGATGAAGTCAATGGATGATAATGAATTTCTTGAATCCTATATAAATATACTAGGAGATGTAGAAGGTAAAGAAGGTGGTGACACCACCACGGATATTTTTACTAGAGAATTAGGAATTGTAGATACTTTAGGAATAGACCCTGCTGATTATCCTAACAATCCAAGAGGATTAGCAAAAGCAGTAGCCGAAAAAAATATCCAAGAATTAAAAAGAATAGGTGTAAATTGGGATGAGTTGCCACTGTCTATGAAATACAATGCATTAGATATGCAATTTAACTTTGGTAGTTTAAACGTAAAAGCAAAAAATTATTTAGCTAATTTAAAAACAGGAAACTATGCAGGTGCAATAAATGAAACATTGGATGCATTAAGTGCAAGCGACCCTAAAGATGGAAAGCAAAGACCCGTAAAAGGTATAGCATTAAGAAGAGCAAAGTTTTATAATTTAGTTGCTTCAGACCTTGGTATTCCACTAATAACTAGTGTAGATGCTGTAAATCAAGACAATGCTCAAAAGAGTGCAATGTTTACTTATAAGTTGGACGATGGTAAGGATATAGTAAAACCTTTTACTGTTATGTCATTACATAGTAGAAGTGTACCCGGTATTGAAAAAGTATTAGGTTTTGAAGATAAAGTTGTTATTAAACCAACAGGGGAAAAACTTCCTGCATCTGATTTAGAAGAAAAAGGAATAGGACAGCAGACTAAATCTGCATTTCCTGCTACAGGTGATGAACAATACTTAGACCAAGAAGAACCTATAAGAGATACAGGAGAACTAGTAGAGCCTGAAGAAAGTCGTGGTATTTTAGACAGGATAAAAGATTTTATTAGTCCAGATACAGATGAAGAAAAAAAATTAAAAAAAATTAGAAAAGAAGAACCTGAAACACTTGATTTGCCAGACGAGTTATCTGAAGCTAGAGACTTCAGTGTTCTTAGAAAGATGTATCAAGATAAAAAATTTAATGAAGGTGGTTTATCTTTATCTGAACAGATGGATACAATACAAGACCCAGCAGTTAAACAGGCTAAACGTAGAGCAAAAGAACGTACTACAGATAAAACAGAATTAGAAAAACTAAAAGATGTAGCAAAGTTTGGTGCAGAGTTTATTCCCGGAGTTGGGGAAGCTATGGCAGTCAAACGTGTATCAGATGCTTTAGATGAAAAAGATTATGTTGGTGCTGGTATAGAAACTGCAGCAGGTGCATTAGGTTTAATTCCTGTAGTAGGTGATATGGCAGGTAAAGCATTACGAACAACAACAAAAACTTTACGCAAAGATGCAAAATTAAAAATTGATAATCCCGGATATGATAGTTTTTACGAAGAGACTTACGCAGAAGGTAAACAAAAATTAGCGGATGCAGAAAAGAAAAGAGCCTTAGAACTTGGACATACCACTGGCTATCCATTAAACATAGGCACGGCAGATGGTGTAACAGGGGTTGCTAATCAAGTTAAATTTAAACCAGAAGAATTAAAAGACATACCCGGCAGTATGGGAGAAGAAAAATTTAGGGCTTCTGGAGAAAAGTTACAACGCTTAAAAGAATCAATAAAAGAAGAAGGGTATAAAGAAGACCCTATAATGATACACGTGAGAGAGGATGGACAACCTTTTATTGTAGAAGGTAATCATCGTTTAGCTGAAGCATTAGAATCTGGTAGAGATACTATTACAGCAGACATTAGATATCTTCGTGGGGCAGAAGAAAAAGCAGGTGTATTAGACCCTAAAAATATTTTTCCTAGTGAAACCTCTGAAGCCATTCCTGTAATGCCTATTAATCAATCAAATTTAACAGAAAAAGGTTTTGATTATAAACCGGGCGGTCAGTATGTTAATCCTATAACAAAAGAAATTCTTACAGGCAAAAAAGTTGGAAATGCTAATATTAAAATTGTGCCAAGTATGGGGGTTAAAGGTGGTAGACCTATGGCATCTTTTAATGTTAGCGACCTTGATGTACCAGAGGTAGGCACTACAGGAAAAGGTAAATCAGATATTCTTGTTAATCTCGTTAAACCTACTACAAAAGGAAATAAAGCTGGTTGGAGTTGGAATAATGTAGAGAGTCAAGAATTTTCAGATATAAACACTCTTGTATCTGTTACTCAGAAGGATAAACATTATTATACATTAGAAACAGAATTTTTAAAGGGCGCAGAATTAAAAACATATCCTAAAAATTCTTCAGAACCACGTTTGCGTCCTACAGTTAAAGGCGAAATTGACTTACAAGATGAGGTTGGTAAAATTAATTTAAGAGGTAAAACTCATCCTGTGTATCGTAAAATTACAGCATTTGCAAGTGGTGGACTTGCACTGAAAAAAGGTGGAGCAGTACCGATGAAAGAACAAATGAGCATGTTTGAAGATGGTGGTCTTATGGATGAGGGTAATACAATAGACCCCATATCTGGTAATGATGTTCCACCCGGTTCAACACAAGAAGAAGTAAGAGATGACATACCTGCACAGTTAAGTGAGGGTGAGTTTGTATTTCCTGCTGACGTAGTGCGATACATTGGTCTTGAAAAGCTAATGCAGATGAGACAGCAAGCTAAGATGGGTTTGCAGACAATGGATGACATGGGGCAGATGGGTAATAGTGAGGAAGCTGTTATGCCAGATAATTTACCATTTGAACTGTCTGACCTTGACATGGACGATGACCCAGTAGAAATGAACACAGGTGGAGTTGCTGGTGTAAGCACTGTTCCTTCACAAGTACCTGCTACTTCATTTGTACAAGCACCACCACCAGCAACAACGATGCCTATACCACCTACACCTACACCTGCTCCTGTTCCAGTAGCACCAACATATACACCACCTACACAACAAGCACCACCTATTGCTCCAGACTATAGTGAACTTACATACAAAGATGTAATGTCAACTCCTGAATTAGCTGCAAGACTTGTAGATATAATTAATCCAACTACGGGTGAAAAAAGAACAATTAGCTTTATCCCCGGTGTAACATCAATACCAGATGGTTTTGTGTTGGCTAGTGAATATACTGCACCTGAAACGCAAGCAACATCTGTAACACCTGTTGCAGGTCAAGCGCAAGTACGTAAAGATGATGATGATGATGATGACCCATTTGAAAATCAACGCAAAATAAGAGAAGACCAAGCACGTATAGATTTAGCAAAAAGTTTAGGATATACACCTGTTGATAGAGTTTTTGCAGATATTTTTGGGGGATTAAAGCCCGGAGAAATTTCAGTTAGAGGATATGTATCAGACGGTGAAGGAAATTTATTTGACCCTGAAACTGGTAAGATAATTAATAAAGGTTTTATAAATACTATAAAAGATGCATTTACCTACGATAAATTAGGACAAGACATTATTGATAAAGCAAGAGCGCAAGAAACAGAGTTTGGTAGAGACTTAGTAAAACGTATAGCAGTTAATTCTATAGACACTAAATATAACAAAATACGAGATAATGCTAAAGACGATGATGAAAGAAAATATATAGATGATGTTGTTAAAGAAATAAAAACACAAGTTGATAAAGGTAATGTAGATGCTTCTGGTAAAATTATAAATCCTTTTGAGGCTAATCGTTCTACAAAGAAAACTTTTGGTAGTGATAGACCTACACCAGTATCAAAACCTGCAAGTACAAAGCCAGATAAAGATAAAAGAAAACCTAAAGTAACATTTACACAAACTGAAAAAGCATCTTCTAAACCTAAAACAAAAGATACTATAGAAAATAGAACTAGAGGTAAACCTTCAGAAGCATCAACAGATAGATTTGGTGGACGTTATCAAGAAGGCGGTTTAGCATCAAAGCCTAAACCAAAGCCTAAGAAGATGAGGCAAGGTGGATTAGCCTCTAAAAATTAATCCACATTAACTGGCTACCTAACTCCCCACCCCAACGTGGCTACGGTTAGCCCCAGCATAGGAGACATTATATGTCTGACACAATAATGGCTGAAGAAATGCAGCCTCAAAAGAAAACAGCATTTGTATCTAAACCTTATTCACAAGAAGAACGCATTAAGCGTGATGAAGAAGAGTTAGAGCAATTAATGAAAGAACAAAAGGGTGAAGCAGAAACTGCTGAACCTGAAGAAGCAGAACCTACCAACGCAGAAGAAAAAACTTTCAAGAAAAGATATTCTGATTTACGTAGGCATCAGCAAAAACAAGCTGAAGAATTTAAAACAGAACTGGAAAATATAAAACGACAGTTATCTGAAGCTACTAAAAAAGAGATGCAGTTACCCAAGTCTGATGAAGACATTGAAGCGTGGGCATCTCAGTACCCTGATGTAGCTGCAATAGTAGAAACAATTGCTATGAAGAAAGCTAGAGAACAATCTAGTGATTTAGAAGAAAGAATGAAAGCAATTGATGAGATGCAAACTTCTGCTACAAAAGAAAAAGCAGAGGTAGAACTAATGAGATTACATCCTGACTTTGGTGAGATTAGAGACAGTGATGAATTTCACGAGTGGGCTGAAGAACAACCTAAATGGATTCAAGACGCTCTATATGACAATGACAATGATGCAAAATCTGCCTCACGAGCAATTGACTTATACAAGGCAGATAAAAATATTAGCAAGGCAAAACCAAGCAAGAATGCTAAAAGTGCTGCCGAAGCTGTTAGTACGAAGAATGCAAGAACTAAACCACAGGATAGTGACGCTTCTTCCCACATAAAAGAATCTGATGTCCAAAAGATGTCACCACAAGAATATGAGAAACAGTCAGACGAAATCATGGAAGCTATTCGTTCTGGCAAATTCATATACGATTTATCTGGTTCTGCTAGATAAAAAACAGTTGACAAGTAATACTTTATCAGTATAACTATAGTCAACACGTGTACACGGACTAGCTATTTGTGTACACACACTATTCGCAAACGAACAATGTCTTCGGATTACCTAGTAGATTTAGCCTGACCCGTACAGTCACACCTGAAAATATTAGCCTCTATAGTCTTGTAAGTTTGTATCTGTAAATAATGCTTATAACATAGGAGAATATCATGGCATTTACTTCCGCTGCCGGGTACGGTAATCTTCCTAACGGCAATTTCAGTCCTGTTATTTATAGCAAACAGGTGCAACTTGCTTTCCGCAAGTCTGCTGTTTGTGAAGCTATCACCAATTCTGATTACTTTGGTGAGATTGCTAACATGGGTGATTCCGTTAAGATTATCAAAGAACCCGAAATTACAGTTAAGGCTTACGCACGTGGCACAACTATTACACCACAAGACCTTGACGATGAAGACTTTAGCCTAACAATTGACAAAGCTAACTACTTTGCATTTAAGGTTGATGATATTGAAGAAGCACATTCACATGTGAACTTCCAACAACTAGCATCTGACCGTGCGGCATACCGTTTGGCTGACCAGTTTGACCAAGATGTACTTGGTTACTTAACTGGCTTTAAACAGTCTGCTATTCATGGTACACCAGATACAGTAAACACAACCACTAACGGTTCTGTAGCTGTGTCAACTGCTGGTTCAGATGAGTTATTAGCATCAATGAAACTTGATGAAAATGACTTTGGTGGTTCTGGTGGAGCTGCACTTGCACTTCAGCCTCGTACTGGTGGTGCTACTGATTCAACACCTGCCTCTGGGGATACATTCCCATTGACAGTTATCGCTCGTATGTCACGTTTGCTAGACCAGCAAAATGTTGATTCTACTGGGCGTTGGTTGGTTGTTGACCCAGTGTTCATGGAACTATTGAAAGACGAAGATTCTCGTTTATTCAATGCTGACTTTGGTGGTTCTGGTCTTCAGAACGGTCAGGTTAGTACACAGATTCATGGCTTTACTGTGTACACCTCTAATAATCTTCCTTCTGTTGGAACAGGTCCGTCCTTTACTGGTACGAACTCTACTACCAACTACGGTATGATTGTTGCAGGACATGATTCTGCTGTTGCTACCGCAGAGCAGATTAACAAGACCGAAACATATCGTGACCCTGACAGCTTTGCTGACATTGTTCGTGGTATGCATCTATATGGTCGCAAGATACTTCGTCCTGAAGCTCTTGTTAACGCCAAATATCACTTGGCATAGGGGGGATTGAAAAATGGCTTTAGGTGATAATACTCTCCAAGCAGCACGTGGCAATTCGCAACGTGGTCGCAATCCTTACTTTGTTCAAACGGAATTAGATTTTGCTACAGCACTTTCAGATAAAGGTACTGCCCTTGCTGCCGCTGATGTAATTCCAGTTATTGCTGTCAAAAAAGGCACAATGATTTTGAACGTAGGTGTTGAGACTGTTACTGCTACTTCAGCAGGAACATCCACAATCGATGTAGGTACAGGTGTTGATGCTGACTGTTTTGTAGACGGTTACAATAACGCATCTGGTACAGCCGCAGGTACTGTTTCACAGAACCCTGCCGCTTATCAACCCATTATGTGTGTGGCAGATGACAACATTGATGTTACTCTAGCTACACAATCAAGCACAGCTTTGACTACTGGTAAAATCAGAGTCTGGGCAGTGTTGATGGATTGTACTGACCAAGGTAGTGACATGACTGCTCAAGAAGTAGACCGTGACGCACTTGCTTAACTTAACTAGGGGGCAGGGCAACTTGCCCCTTTAACCTTTTTATATAGGAGATTGAAATGGCTGTTACTACTGCGATGTGTAATAGTTTTAAGCAAGAACTGTTAGGTGGTATTCACGACATGGATACACACACCTTAAAAATTGCTTTAATTAATGGAACTAATGATGATTATAACAAAGCAACTACAAACTATTCAGACGTAACAGGTGGTGGCGGTAACGATGAAGCATCTGGCACAAACTATAGTGCAGGTGGTCAAAATCTTGATGGAGCATCTATTGCTCTAACAAATGATACCGCACACGTAAGTTTTACAGATGAAGTTTTTAGTAATGTAACTTGCTCTGCTATTGGTGCGTTGATATATAATTCTTCTGCGTCTAATAAAGCAGTTTGTACAATTAGCTTTGGTGGTACTGTTAGTGCTGTTGCTGGTGATTTAACAATTGACTTTCCTGCCGCTGGTGAAAGCACATCTATAATAAGAATATCTTAGGATAAATAACCATGTCTGTTACCTTAAACCAAGCCAAGTTCGGTACTGGTGTATACGGTACAGCAAAATATGGTCAGTTTATTGTTGATATAAATCTGGGTGTCACAGCTACAGGTACGGTTGCTTCTGTTGAACCTCAAGTAAAAGTTTCAGCAACAGCAGTTACTGCATCTTTAGCTATTGCAAGTGTAAATGTCACAGTAGCACCAACAATATCTGCAACACCAGTTACTGCATCTTTTGCAATAGCTACCACAACTAATGTAGATATACAGGAAGACCCTTCCAGTGGGGCTACAGCTACATTTGCTATCACATCTGTGGCTGTTAATATACAGGAAGACGTAGGTAGTGTATCTGCTTCTACTGCTATATCAACATCTACAAATACAGCTATACAAGAAGATGTAGGCAGTGTATCTGCATCATTTAGTCTTGCTTCTGTAAGTATAGGTAATATAGACGCTCCAACGTCAGGTGTTTCAGGTTCTACTAATACTCCAAGTCTGCAAGTAGATGTATCTACAAATACTGTAACAGGTGTTAGCGCATCTACAGTTATAAGTACAGCTACTCAAGCAATATCTAATAGTGCTACTGTTGATTTAACAGGAGTTAGTGCTACAGGTTCTTTTGCAATAACTGCCACTGGAACAGACTTAAACTCTCCTGAACTAACAGCAGTTACAGCTACAGGCACAATAGACTCTGTTGGAATAGGTTCAGAAGTTACTATAAGCAGTGCTGCTACAGCAACAGGTGCTATCGCTGGGCTAACACTTAACATAACAGAAGTTATGCAAGCTGTTACAGCAACAGGTGCTATAGGAACAGTAGAGCCACAAACATCAGAAGCTACGGAAAGTGCTACAGCTTCTATTGTTGTTAGTTCGTTAAATCAAGTTAAAGTATTAGAAAGACTGCAAGCAGTTACAGCATCAGGTGCGATAAATACTTTAACACAAGTTAAAACAAGTGCAGGGTTAGATACTGTTGAAGCACAAGGAGCAATAGCTTCTGTAGGTATTGCAGTTGACTCACCAACACTAACTACAATACTAAGTTCGTTTACTGTTGCAAGCATAGCCCCTGATATAACTGAAGTAACAGATACTGTATCAGCAACAGGAGTTATAGGCACAACATCTGCAACAGGTGTACAGTTTGACTTTGAGGCTGTCAAAGAATTATACGATAGATTTAGAACAGTTTATGTAGAGGGATTTACACAAACATCTTCAGAAAGAACTGTGTATGTTCCTACAGAATTAAGAAAGATTTATGTAGAGAGATTTTCTACATCAGCAGAAAGAAGAGCAAGAGTCTCAAAAGCCGCATAGGAGATATAGATGTCATTTCGTTGGCCTGTTAAAGACCCAGATGAAACATTAGATTACAGTGTAGATTGGTCTAGGTTTTTAGGCACAAACACAATATCATCTGTTGTGTGGTCTGTTGAAACACCTGAACGCACTAAAACAACTTTAGCTGCAGGACAAACTTTAACTACAGCATCAAGCAGTGCAGTAACAGATAGTATACAGAATGTATCTCAAACTAATACTACTACTGTTGCTACAATAAATATAGCAGGTGGTGTATTAAACAGAGAATATATTTTTACCTGTCAGGTTACAGATAGCACATCTAGTGTAGCAGAACGTACCGTTAAACTTGTTATAAGAGAGAAATAATGGCATATGATTTTTTAGAACTTGTTAATGAAATTAATAGAAGACTAAATGAAGTTGAACTAACAACAACTAACTTTGCAACTTCTAAAGGTTTTTATGCTCATGCGAAAGATGCAGTTAATGCTTCTATTAGATACATGAACCAAGCTGAATATAATTGGCCTTATAATCATGTTGAGCAAGAAGACACACTAAGTGTAGGAGTTAGCCGATATGCTTTTCCACATGATTTAAAAGTAATGGATTTTGGTAGCTTTAGAATAAAAGAAAGTTCTACACTAGGAAATAGCACAGAAAAATTAGCACCTCTTGCATATGAGGAATATCTTAATAAATTTGTAGAGCAAGAGTATTCATCTGATTCTGCACTACGTGGAATACCTTTATCTGTAATACACGCACCTTCATTAGAGTACATAGTAACACCTGCACCTGATAAAGCCTATACTGTTGTGTATGAGTATTATCGTATTCCTGTTGACTTATCATTACATGATGATGTGCCAATAATACCAGAAAGATTTAAACACATTATTGTAGATGGTGCTATGCATTATGCATATTTGTTTAGAGGCAACACTCAAGATTCAGTAGTAATGAAAGAACGATTTGAAGAAGGCATTAAGAACATGCGTTCTATGTTAATTAATCGTTATCACTATGTACGTTCAGGTATGATTATGCGTTCTTCAGGAACAACAAGTTTAGGAGATGCAAGAGCAAGTGCTGGTGGAGCATTTTATTAATGGCTGATAGATGGCAAACATATTCACTAGAGTATGCAGGTGGTTTAATTACAAATTTATCACCCTATCAACATGGTATTAAAGCCCCCGGTTCTGCTCGTATATTACGTAACTTTGAACCTTCTGTGTTTGGTGGATACCGTAGAGTAGAAGGATATGTAAAGTTAGGTGGCACTTCTACTAATATACCTGTAGTTCCTAATTCTGGTTTAATTAGAGGTGTGTTAAAGTTTGGTTCTAACTTTCTTGCATTTAGGGGTGATGATTTATTTTTATGTGATGGTCAAGCATCTACAAGTTCGTGGACATCTGTAACTAATAATTCAACATATGGTAGCGCAGGAGTTGTAATAGGTGGTTCAGGAAAAGTACGTTTTTTAAAATATAACTTTGATGGCACAGAAAAACTATTTATAGTAGATGGCACAGGAAAACCATTTAGATTTACAGGAAGTGCATTTGCACAATTAAGTTCACTACCTACTGATACATCTGGTGCAAGCCATGTTGTAAATTTTAAAGGACATATCTTTTTAGGTAATGGCACTAAGCTAGTTTATTCTGCACCACAAGATGAAACTGATTTTACTGTAGCAAAGGGTGGCGGTGTTTTTAACATTGGGGATACTATAACAGGTTTAGTTGTTTTCCGTGAACAGTTAATTATTTTTACTAGAAGTACTATAAGTGTTTTACAAGGTAGTAGTGTATTAGATTTTACATTACAGCCTGTGTCAAGAAATTTGGGATGTGTGTCTGAAGACACAATACAAGAAATAGGTGGTGATATTATATTCTTAGGACCTGATGGATTAAGAGTATTTAGTGCTACAGATAAAATTGGTGACTTTGGATTAGCTGTTATATCAAAACCAATACAGACAGAAATGTTAGATTTAACATCTTCTAGTCCAAACGGTTTCTCTAGTATTGTAATAAGAGAAAAAAGTCAGTATAGAATATTTGGATTTAATACATCTACACAAGATAATGCAGCAAAAGGTATTGCAGGTACACAGTTAGAAGATGGTATTAAATGGAATGACCTTAGAGGTTTTAATGCTCATGTAGCATTTAGTGAATATGACTTTGGTACAACAGGTGCTTCAGAAGTAGTTTTATTTGGTAATGCTACAGGTTTTGTATATCAAATGGAACAAGGTAATACACAAGATGGTGGGCATATAAATGCTACTTTTGCTACACCTTTTATACCGTTACAAGACCCAGAGGTAAGAAAGACAATATATAAAGGAACTACATATTTAGATGTTAATGGTTCGTTTGATTTAGAGTATTCTTTAAAGTTTGATTTTGACCAGCCTGATAGTGTTCAACCCGATTCTACTTTGACTACAGATTCTGCGGCTTCTGTAACTTATGGTGAAGGTGTTTTTGGAACATCTTTATTTGGTAACAAGCAGAAAGCAATATACGAAGTTCAAACAGTAGGTTCAGGATTTACTGTATCTTTACTTTACGAAACAACAGGTTCAGGAACAGATGCAGTGTTTTCAATAGATTCAGCAACACTAGAATATGCAGTAAACGATAGGAGATAAAAATGGGTACTGGTTATGTTCGTAATGATACAGGCAATAACATTGCTGATGGAAATACAATTAATGCTTCGGACTTAGATGGAGAGTTTGATGCTATTGTTGCCGCGTTTAATGCAAGTTCAGGTCATAGTCACGATGGCTCAACAGGTGAAGGACCTCCTATTGCCGCGGCTGGTATAGCAAATAATGCTGTTGAATTAGGAACTAAAACTACTGGTAACTATGTAGCAACTATAACTGCTGGTACAGGTTTGGCATCTACTGGTGCTACATCAGGTGAAACTATAGCCCATACGTTATCTGTAGATTTATCTGAACTTACAGATATGACACAAACAATAGTAGGTACAGATGAGTTTATCGTTTTAGATAATGGTGCTGATAGACGTAAAGCAGCAAATGAAATACCACTTAGTATTTTTGACAACGACAGTGGTTTTACAACTACATCAGGTACAGTTACTAGTGTAGCATTAACTGCTGGTAATTTAATAGATATTTCTGGAAGCACTATAACTTCTTCAGGTACATTTACAGTTAATGTAGATTTATCTGAGTTGACTGATATGACTCAGACAATTGTGACAGGAGATGAGTTTGTTGTTCTTGATGATGGAGCGCAAAGGAGAAAAGCCGCAAGTGAAATACCATTAAGTATATTTAACAACGATAGTGGCTTTACAACTAATACAGGTGACATTACAGGTGTTACAGCAGGAACAGGACTATCAGGCGGTGGTTCTTCAGGTGGTGTTACATTAGCATTAGATTTTTCTGAACTTACTGATATGACAGGAGATATTTCTGGAACTACAGAGTTTATCTTACAAGATGGTACAACTGAATCGCGTAAAGCGGCTAGTGAAATTAAACTGTCAAACTTTAATAATGACAGTGGTTTTACAACTACGTCAGGAACAGTAACCAGTGTTGCTTTATCTGCTGGTAATTTAATTGACATCTCTGGTAGTACAATAACATCCTCTGGAACTTTTACTGTTAACGTAGATTTATCTGAACTAACGGACATGACACAAACTATAACTAACTCAGATGAGTTTGTTGTTTTAGATGGTAGTGTTCAGAAAAGAAAACAAGCTAGTGAGATACCCATTAGTATTTTTAACAACGATAGTGGTTTTATTACAAGTTCATCAACATCACTACCCATTGAAAACGATAGTAATGCTACACAGTTTACATCAACTAACAGTACAGGCTTACAGTTTGCTGCTGGTGGTTCAGCTAGTGTAGCTTTTGATGCTACAAATAAACGAGTAACCTATACAGTTACTGAATCAGACCCTGCGGCTTTGGCTTTTGCTATAGCATTAGGTTAAATATTGCTTGACAAAACAGTCAAAGTATGATATAATTATACACAGTTAGGAGTATAAACAATGGCAAATGCTTTCTTATCAGAAACAGATAAAGAAATAGGCACTGGCACAGCTACCATTTTTACTTGTGGCTCATCTACTGAATCTACTATAATTGGTTTAAGTGTTGCAAATAGAGTAACATCACAGATACTTGTTGATGTTGAGCTAGATGCTTCAAATAGAACTAGTGGTTCAGAGGATAAAGTGTTTCTTGTAAAAGATGCACCTATTCCTGTAGGTGGAGCATTAGTAGTAATTGGTGGCGACCAGAAGGTTGTGCTTGAGCCGGGTGATACTATTAAAGTAACATCCGACACAGCTTCATCTGCTGATGTCGTTCTTAGTCATCTTGACATTACATAAGGATATATAATATGCCTTACATTGGTGGAACACCCACAGCAAATTTTACAGACGTACCTGTTGTAGAAAGATTTAATGGTAATAATTCTACTACATCTTTTACTTTATCTCGCACAGTAGGTGCAGATGAAGATATACTTGTTTCTGTAGATGGTGTTATTCAAGACACAAATAAATATAGTGTATCAGGCACTACTCTTTCTTTTAGCACAGCACCTTCTACTGGTACTGGTAACATTTTTGTAAACTTTCTAGGACTTAGCATTGCAAGTGTAACACCACCTACTGCTAACAAGTCTGACTTCATAGGTGGTGGTATGTTTCGTGTCAATGATAAAACAGTAGGTACGAATGTAACAGTAGGTGGTGCAGAAAATGCTAGTGCCACTGGTCCTATTACAGTTAACTCTAGTGTCACTCTTCAAGTAGAAGATGGCGGTACGTTGGTGATAATATGAGTACATTAAAAGTAACAACAGTACAAACATCTGCTGGTGGTGCAGTTACGTTGACTAAGCAAAGTGCGGCAAAAGTATTTTCCTCTAATAAAACATTGTCTGGTTCTACTCCCACATGGCTTCCAGATGTAGATAGTTTTAATGTAAGTTCTACTACAGATACGCAAACAGGATATGCAATTATAAATATGACAAATGGGTTTAACAATACTGCCTTTGCATCTGTTGGTAACAATGCTGGTTTTTCTGTGAATGATTTAGTTTCTACTAGATTTCAAGCTACAACATCTACAGCAGATGATATACGAATATATGATGGAGGCTATAAAGATGCTTCTTTTAGTTATGTGGCATTTGGAGATTTAGCATGAGTGAGATAAAAGTAGACAATCTCACAGGCAAGACCTCTGCTGGTGACATTACAATAACAAGTGAAGGTGGTGATGCTACACAATCTTTGCAACAGGGGTTAACTAAATCTTGGGTTAATTTTAATGGTACAGGAACACTATCTGTAAGAGATTCTCTTAATGAAACTAGTATGACAGACCACGGAACAGGAGATTATACAGTTAATTTCAGTAATTCTTTTAACAATACAAGTTATATGGTAACAGGAAGCGCATCTGGAAATTCAGATGCCTCAAGAGGTTATACTGGTAAAATGACAGCAGATGCCCAAAATCTACCAGCCTCTGCTTCTTTAAGAACAAAGTTTGGGTTAGGTTCTAATGCTTCAGGTCATGGCCAACTTTATGACAGTGTTCTTAGTATGATAGGAATTAACGGAGACTTAGCATAATGGCTGGAACAATTATAGCAGATACATTGACCCATTCAACTGCTGGGTCTGTCACTACTGATTTCGTTGTTAATGGTAGTGCGAAGGCTTGGGTTAGGTATGATGGCACTAGTGTAACAGCAGGGGCTGACTTAGTAGGAGTAGGTGATTCCTTTAATTATAGTTCAGTAGTAGATGGTGGCACAGGTAATTATACTTTTAGTTTTACAAACAGCATGTCAAGCGTCAACTGGTCTGGTAGTGCTTTAGGAAAGCATGATAATAATTCAACTAATAATGCTGACAATAGACAAGTTATTCTTATGTATGCAATAACCGCTTCTAGTTTTATTACTTTAGCTAGTGAAGCAGGTGCTGCTACATTAAATGATTCAGCACTAGGACATAACCAAGTATTTGGAGACTTAGCATAATGACAACAACACCACAATTCAAAGGCACACATTTATTTGACAGGCTATGTTGGGCTAAAGAAAACCTAGACGGAGTGCAATCAGACTACCGTGTAGTATATGAGGACAGCATAGACGAATGTGCAAAGATACTTGTGCCTGACCCAAACTGGATGGCTTGTGCATTGCAAGGTGGTATCCTACCGCCAGTGTGGGTGTATTGGGAACTAAAGAAAGATGAAGCACAACCTGACTTCAAAAAACATACTCGTGGGTATTTGTTACATAATACAGAACCAATGGAAGCTATGACTGAAGAACAGGCAATAGAATACCTAGTTCAGAAGGATGTGCCAGAGCATGTCTGGAAGAATTGGGATGAAGGTAATCGTCCTAAGATGGTTATCTGTAGGAAGAATCAACTTCCTGCAACTAGAGAATGGCGTAACTCTTGGCGTATTAGCGAAGAAGTTACCGTTATAGAAGAAGCAGCAT